CGGTGGTCGAGCAGCTCAACCAGAAAAACCAGCGCCTGGAACAGGAGCTACAACGGGTCAAGGCCAACGATGTCTATGCCACCCTGGACGGCGATCTGCCGAACTGGCGCGACATCAACCGCTCCGACGAGTGGAAAGACTGGCTGCGTTTACCGGATCTTTACTCGGGGGTAGTAAGGCAACAGTTGCTGGATCAAGCATTCGCCGCAGGCGACGCCGGGCGGATCCTTGCATTCTTCAGGGGCTTCCTTGCAGAGAGCCCCGGGCACACGGACCCGCAGGTCCAAGCTCAAGCTGCTGTACCGCCGTCTCCGACGCCCGTACGCAAAGCAGCGCTGAAGCTGGAAGACCTTGCTGCTCCGGGTAGGGCTGCTCCCTCGCCGGCACCATCGGCGACCGAGGCAAGGCCAACGATCACCAACAAAGATATCAGCCATTTCTATTGGCAAGTCACGCACGGCCATTGGAATGGGCGCGAGCAGGCGAAAGCAGCTCGCGAAGCTGAGATCCATGCCGCGATCAACTCTGGTCGCGTGCAGATGGTCAAGTAACCCGGGCCACGGTGTGTGAGGCCCTAGCTGGGGGGCCTCGATATGGGCATTCCGTCAGCGGGCTTTGGCGGCGCATCAGCCGGCTCATCGCCTGCAATCTATCCGGTCGGTAGCACGTCTAACAACCTGCAAACGACTGGTTTTATCCCGGAGATCTGGTCCGGCAAGCTCGTCGAGAAGTTCTACGCCTCGACGGTGCTGGCTGCGATCAGCAACACCGACTACGAAGGCGAGATCCGTGACAAGGGCGACCGCGTCAAGATCCGCACTAAGCCGACCATCACCATTCGCAACTACCTGTCCGACGGCCTGTTGGCCCTGGACCGGCCGACTGGTGGCACGGTCGAACTCTACATCGGGAACGGCAAGTACTTCTCGCTGATCCTCGATGACGTCATGGAAGTGCAGAGCGATCTGAATGTGCTCTCGATGTGGTCCGACGACGCTGCCCAACAGCTGAAAATTGCTGTTGACCAGGACGTCCTCGGCGGCATCTACGGCCAGATGGTCGCTGCCAACCAGGGCACGGCGGCCGGTGCAATCACCGGTTCGTTGAACCTTGGCGCTCAGGGCTCCGCTCTGACTGTCGTGGGCCGCAACGCCGGCGCCGGCCAGATCGAGCTTCTGGACGTGCTCATGCGTATGGGCCAGGTGCTGGACGAGCAGAACATCCCGGAAGTCGGCCGTTGGGTCGTCATGCCGGCATGGGCTGGTCGCCAGATCAAACAATCCGAACTCCGCCAGGCGTACCTGTCGGGCGATTCGGTGTCGATGCTGCGGAACGGGCGGCTGGGCATGGTGGATCGGTTCACGATCTACATCTCGAACCTGTTGCCCAACAACAGCACGCAGTCGGCGAACTTCAACGCTGGCGAGTGGCCGATCTATGCTGGCCACGCGCACGGCCTGACCTTCGCGTCGCAGATCAGCAAGGTGGAGACTCTCCGCTCTGAGCTGACCTTCGGCCAGATCCTTCGGGGTCTGCAAGTCTACGGCTATCAAGTCGTCGACGGCCGCGCGCTCGTTCAAGCGCAAGTCACCCCGGGCTCGTAAGTTAACCGAGCCTGGATAGGGGAGGGGGGCTTCGGCCCCCCTTTTCTTTGGGCGTTGCCCAGTTGATCGCTAGGGCGTGGCTACAGTCTTCGCAGACGAACAACGCGGCCCCGCGGGCAATCTCAACGGCGTTCATCCGGCCCCCGCACTCGGCGCAGAGCACCCTTCCAACCCGATCGAACATGGTCTCTCCTTGTTTATCCATGGAGAGGTTATAGGGGTTGTGTGACACGGACTGTGCAAAAGAGAACACCTGGGTGTTTCTTTTCAAATCCTTAACGTATTGCTGAGACTGTGGGCCCCATGGCAGGCACCACCTCATTCACCCTGGACTCTGTGGAAAGTTACGTCTCCGACGCCCGGACCATCCTATTGGATCGGACGCCACCGTATCGTTACAGTGACGATACCCTGCTCGTCGCGCTGAATACGGCACTCCTCGAAGCGCGCCGACTTCGACCAGACATGTTTGTTTATAAGTTTGGCGATCGCATGCCAAGCTTTGGAGCCGTCTCGTCGGAACAGGTCCCAATCGAGCCGCAGCTCCGTCTCCCGATAGTCTATGGGCTGGTGGCCCACGCTATGCTCCGGGATGAGGAAGACGTACCGGTGGCACGAGCAAATTCGTTCCTCGCCAAGTTTCAGAACATGCTCGTGGGTATATTTGCGTCGCCCGCGTCGCCGACCATTCCGACGCCACAGCAACAGCAGTAAGGACACCTAGACAGCAGCGATGGCGATCCAGCAGCAAGACCTTAACCGATTGATGAATGAGTGTGAGGTCCAACTCCCGGGCGCGACGCGAGCGGGCATCCGCGGGGTCATGTTTAATGTGATTGATGAGTTCCTGTCTGACAGTAACACGTGGCCAGAGTGGATCCCATTCACTATCACGCAAAATACCCAGAACTACACGCTGACCCCGGCGAAAGGCGGCCAGATTAAGCGTCTTAGTGACATTGTCGACCAGAATCGTGTTTGTTACCCAGCGGTGGTCGACGATCTCCTGCCACCGTCCATCAACATCTGCTTGATATGGCCGCAGAACAACCCCGTTGCCGTACGTGCACGGGTCTTCAAGTCCATTGTGTTGCCCAATCAACATGGTGATGTTCCTGATGCTCCGTCCTGGTTAATTCCGCAGTATGAACGGGTGATTGAAGCCGGCATCGTTGGCCGGATGCAAATGCACAAGTCCAAGTCGTACTCGGACTCGGCGAACGGGCCCATAAACGTGAAGCGTTTTCGCGACGGCATCGCCATGGCCCGGGTACAGGCGGAGCGAGCTTACCTGCGGGGCGCGCAGGCGTGGTGCTTCCCGCGCAACTTCCGCACCAATAGTCAAGATGGCGGCGCTTCGACGCCGTTTCCGACACCGTCGAGCTGGGGGGTCTAGTGACCATGTCTTGTACAGATGGCCCATCTGGTGTTCCTACGAGTGCACGGGTTGACATCTCCACGGTCAACAACGCGACCTGGGAAGATGCGTTTCAGTTCGACCCGACCGGACCGACGGGATCTCAGCCAACGTTCTGGCCGCCCGGAGTGACCGGGCCCGCATGGACCCTATCAAATCAGAACTTCTTGATCACCATCAAAGGCAACCTTTTGCAGCCGACACCCCTGCTTCAAATCGACACAGGAATCACTGGCTGCACACTGCTCGTGGTCGACGATCCGAACTCACGCATCCTGCACATGAACGTGCCGGACGTGGTGATGAACGGGTTCACGGGCGCAACGGGATGCACCGGCGCCGGGCTGATCCCTGGCTGGTATATCTACGACTTCATTATGTACGACCAGAACCATCCGCCGACCAAGATCGCGCTGATGCACGGTCGGTTCCAGTTTGCTGACGGTGTCGGTTTCAGCACCACGGAGACGTGATGCCGATCTTCGCCATTCAGACCGGCCCGCTCTATGTCAACCCGACAGGCTATACCGGCGCCACAGGTCCGGCAGGCCCTGCCACGAATACTGGCCCGACCGGACCTGTTGGGCCGACTGGGCCGGTTGTCCCGGGCGCGACCGGCAGTACGGGCGCTACGGGTCTGGCGGGCTTCACGGGCGCCACCGGGCCGACCGGGCGCACCGGCGTCACCGGGCCGACGGGCTCGACCGGTCCAACGGGTGCCACGGGCACCACGGGTCCGACCGGCTTAGCACTGAATACCGGCGCAACGGGCCCTACTGGAGCGACCGGCGCGACATCGGCCGTTACCGGTCCAACAGGCCTGACCGGACCGACTGGCTCGCAGGGCTCACAAGGTGTCCAAGGCAATACCGGGTCGACCGGAGTCACCGGCGCCGCCGGCCTGACCGGGCCCACCGGTCCAGTCGGGTCAAGCTCGACTGGTCCAACGGGGCCGACCGGCCCCACTGGCACGATTGGCTCGACCGGTCCCACGGGCGCAGCGAGTAGTAGCTTCCCGTTCACCGGCGGCAGCGGCGCGACCTTCCACTTCAACTTGACCGGCACACCGGGTGCACCGTTATGCGGTCTTGGTCTCGGCGCTAATATCCCGGCGCAGGCTTGGACCTATACGCCGGTAGCAACCTCGCGACTGCGAGTCACGATGCAAACCCCGGTCTTGGTGTCTGCCGGCACTAACATGGGCGTCAGCCTGGTGTACGGCACCGGCACGGCGCCGGGCTTCAATGGCACCGGCGGTACGGGTGTCCCGTTCGCCGCTAACGTGCTGGCCGCCAGTGGCGCTTTTCAGTCCCAGAACCTGTTCGGCATCGTTAGTGGGCTGGCGATCGGTGTGACTTATTGGTTTGACTTGGCACTGATTACGACGACGGCGGCATCAGTTACTGTCGGGCACAACGCGCCAAACGATCCGGTGATCTTCACCCTCGAAGAGTTTTGACGGGGGACTTGCATGCCCGTCTTCAACCTCAAGGGTGCACCCTCTAACCAGACCGGCCCGACCGGCATCACCGGCTCTACCGGTGGCATCGGTACCGCCGGCAACACCGGTGCGACGGGTCCGCCCGGCCCCACCGGGCCGACCGGCTTTACCGGCAGCAGGGGCGCGCAACCGACTGGGGCGACCGGACTTGACGGTCCGACAGGGGCAACCGGGCGACAGGGCAGGACCGGTCCGACTGGCGCTACCGGAGTAACAGGTATCAGCGGCTTGCAGACCCGCACCGGAGCTACTGGCCCGGCAGGTCCGCTCGGAGCCATAGGTCCGGGCGGTGTTACCGGTGCAACTGGCGCTACCGGCGGGCAGGGCAGCCAGGGCCTTACGGGTCCGACTGGACCAACCGGACCGACCGGCTCAAGGTTGACTGGTCCGACTGGCCCTCCTGCCGGCGCCGCCGGGCAGACCGGCATAACTGGGCCGACGGGTATCGGTATACAAGGAGTCACCGGACCTGTTGGCGCGCTTCTTCCATTTACTGGGACCACTGGGACGACGTTAACCGTCGCGGCAATAGCAAACGCCGGCTGGCCCCTCGTCGGCTTTGGTACGGGTGGCGCCGGTGCTTGGACCTATACGCCGGTCCTGAGCCAGCGCGTCGAGGTGCGTCTACAAGCGGGGGTGCGCAACAATTCAGTGCAGAATGTTGTCTATCGGTTGATGTATGGCACTGGCCCAGCTCCGAGTGTTGGCGGTACTGGTGGCGTGCCGGTGCCTTATGGACAGGACTTGTGCTCGTCACAGCTCGCTTATCGCACGCTGCATATTGTCGGTATTGCCAGTAACCTTGCTATCGGCACGCAGTATTGGTTCGACATAGCTGCGAACTCGGGGTCGCTATCGACGCAGACTTACGGCAGCACCGGGCCGGGGCTTCCCCCGGCGTGGTCCATACAAGAGATGTAAACGTAACCTTAACGGTCTGCGGCGACAGTCGCGCTATGCCAGCGCTGATCTATGGTCCCGCACCCATCTATGCCCGCCCCATTGTTGTCGTGCCCGGCACGACTGGTCCAACAGGCCCGCTTGGCGGTCCGACTGGTCCGACTGGCGTCACTGGCGCAACAGGCGCGACTGGCATTCAGGGCCCGACCGGTTATACCGGCGCATCGTCCAGCGTCACTGGTCCGACTGGGGCAGCCGGGCGTACCGGGTTCACCGGTCCACCGGGTAACGCCGGCGGTACCGGCAACACTGGCCCGACTGGTCCGTTAGGACCGACAGGTCAGCTTGCGGTTGCCGGATCAACGGCGAACCCCGGCTATGTGACAATCGGCAACCACATCATCAATTACGGTGCTCTCGTCCTGACTCCACCTGGCGCCAGCGCTGCGTTTGCGCAGTCCTACACCGATGCAGCGCCGATCGCGGTATCGGGTAACCGATCGCTCATCGGTCCGACCGGTGGCGGCGCCGGCTCCGAGTTCAACATGGTCACCACGCTGAGCGTCATCGCCATCAACTGCACTGGAGCTTCGGGGACCATCAACTGGATGACGATGGGGTCCTGATATGACAGAGCGCCCGCAAGTCGGTCTCGCGTCGAACCCCGATGGCGTGCCGTTCCGCTGCGATCACTGCAAGTTTTTCAGCAAACACACCTGCCACAACGACGACCCGAAGCTCTATGGGCGCACGGTCGAACCGGATTGGTGCTGCGACTTCTTCAAGCATCCCGGGATGAGAGTCATCATCAAATAGGAGTACCCCATGCTCCTTGGCACTGAGCAGCTCGTCGTCGGAGAAACGCGCCGCGTCTTAGCGAACTACGACAACGCGCTGAGACAAGGCGAGCATCTGGTCACTGCGCAAGTCACCTGTAACTCGCCAGTCTCCATGATCGGCCCGATCACGCAGTTCACGCCCGACGAGCGTGCGTTGATTTTCTGGGTGACGGCGTCTTCGCAAATCGAGACCTTCAGCGTCTTTATTAGCGTCTCGACGACCGACGGCCAGACCTTCAACGACGCGATCACCATCGGCGTCAGTCAGGATCCGACGTTCGCCACGCTGACACCCGTGCAACCGTTTTTCATTCAAGCCGCTGGGACGGGTCCGACCGGACCGACAGGCCCTGGTGGCGGCGGTAGCGGTACGGGTGGAACGGGAGCGACTGGACCGACAGGCCCTGCCGGTGGTGGTAGTGGTACGGGTGGAACGGGAGCTACCGGCCCCACCGGGTCTGGCGGAACAGGAGCCACAGGACCAACAGGTACACAAGGACCACAAGGACCACAAGGCCAAACGGGGGCAACGGGGCCGACGGGTGCATCGGGATCACCGGGCGCTACCGGTACAGCCGGCCCGACAGGCCCAACAGGGGCATCGGGGCTCCAAGGCATACAAGGCCCCACTGGAGCCACAGGGGCCACGGGCCTGCAAGGTAACCCTGGAAGCACAGGGCCAACAGGATCACAGGGAACACAAGGAAGTACAGGTCCGACCGGTACACAGGGTCTCCAAGGAGCTACGGGTCCGACAGGCTCGCAAGGCACTATTGGCCCAACTGGTCCGACGGGTCAACAGGGTGCCGCAAGTACGGTTACCGGCCCAACTGGCCCGACCGGGCCAACAGGCTATGCGCTCAATGCCATGCCGGCCACCGGCTATACCGGCAACAATACCGGCATCAGTGCCACCGGCGCGTTCCAGATGATGGGCTATGGCACCGGCACGGTGCAGCCCTGGGTTTATACGCCGACCGTCACCGGCCAGATCCTCGCCTTCGCGCAGGGTAGCTTGTCGGTCGTCGGAGCGGGCGAGAGTGCCATTGTCCAAGTTATGTTTGGTACTGGGTCGGCGCCGCCACATCTCGGCGGACTCACCGGCTCGGCTTTATTCCCCGGCGCTTTCGAGACCGACACCGCGCCCAGTGTTCTCGGCGGTAGCACAACAGCACCATTCGACTTGGAAGGGGCGCAGCAGCTCGCCGTCAATACGAAATACTGGTTCGACCTTAGCGTCCAGGGTACCGGCGCCGGCGGCGCCGTCACCGTGCAGAACCCGACATTCAATCTGATCGAGCTTGCCGGTGCTGGTGTGACTGGGCCAACCGGTTTCAACGGCACCCTGGGGAGCACAGGCCCCACCGGCTTCGCTATCGGTGCGATGCCTGACGCCGGGTTCACCGGCTGGACCAACAGCACCGGACCGAGCGCAACCGGCACGAATATCTGGAGCATGCAGGGCTACGGCAATAAAGGTGTCGGCCCGTGGAAGTTCACGCCAACTGTGACTGGCCAACTTCTCGTCACCTCCGAGTTTACGATCGTTCAGGGCGTCAGCAACGCTCAGGTCCAGAACACACAGCTCATGTACGGCACCGGTACTGCGCCCGTGTATGGCGGCGGTCTGACCGGCACAGTCATCCCCAGTGCGTATGGCGCCGTTGCCAACCACAACGCCGGCCAGTTTACCCCAGTCACACTGCAAGGCGTGATCGACGCGCAGGCGCTCGGCGTCCAGCTCTGGGTCGATATCGCCATGAACAACACGAATGGCGGCGGTCTCGGCGTTATTGCCGGTAGTCCGCTGACCTTCAGCACTCCGCCAACGTCCTGTCACATCATTGAACTTGCGGGGGCTGCCGGCTCGTTGACTGGTCCGACAGGGGCAACGGGCGCAACGGGTCCGACCGGCGCGGTCTTTTCCGCTGGCGGCACTGGTGGTGGCGCAACCGGGCCAACGGGCTTCATGCTCCACGGTAACATCTTGATAAACTGGGGCGTCGGGGTGAACAACGCTACCTTCGGGTTCGCGCGGGCATACACTGATACTGGACCCACGGTGACCGTCACGCCGATCGGGGCGACCGCCACCGTGCAAGTCAAGAAGACGTCGCTGATCGGCGCACAAGTCAACCTCAATCCATCTGGCCAGTTCTACTGGCACGCCATAGGAACCTGATCAATGACCGTCACCTTAGACCGCGTCCAGATCGAAGCCGACGGCTCGACCAGCGTCATTCTGGTCGATAACAACAAAGTGCTTGATCCGAACAACCCCGCGTGGCCGGCGATCATCCTCAATATCCCGGCGGGGACCAATGTTCATACTGCCTACCAGCAAGCAATTGCCTTCTGCGCACAGAACGGGGTGCGGGTAATCCCGCAGTTCATTTTGCTTAACCCGTCGGGCACCACTGGGACAGTCCTTAGCTAAACCTTAACGCCGGGCGGCCACTATCGCCGCATGGACACCTTCGTACGTTCCCCTGACTCGCCGCCGATCTGGCGCCTTGACGATTCGATCCTGTTGACGGTGCCGCGGGCGCAGTACTGCTACGATCACATCGACATCGGCACCGACTGGTGCAAGACCGGCGACGTCCCGCTGATCCGGCGCTGGGATAACGATAGTGTGTTGAAGTTGCCTGATTTTCCACTCAAGCGCCCCGCAGATAACGCGATAGTGGAAAGACCAACAGCTTCAGACACTTTCATAAGGAGCGCCTGATGCTGCTCGGTACCCGCAACTACGCCCAGAACGACGTCCGCAAGATTGTGATCAACTATTGCGACTGGCTGTTGCCAGGCTACGTGCTCTCGGCGGTGACGGCGTCGATCACTCCGACCACTGGTATTGTCTCCACCGTGGCGGCTCCGACGCTTGATCCGACAGAGAAAGTCGCCTTCGTGCCGCTGACCTGCGGTGGGGTTAACGAAAGCTTTACGCTCAATATCCAAGCTACGGACACGTTTGGTCAGATCATCAACGATCAGATCAACATCAATGTCGTAGCTCCTGGAGCCACATAATGCACATCGGATTAGCCACGGCTGCTGTCGTCGCTGCTTTCATTCTCGGCGCCCTCGAAGGCGGCCGGCTCTGGGCCTGGGTGAAGGGCAAGTTCGCCAAGAAGACAGGTGCGTAATGCGCCGCCTTCAACTCGCGCCAGACGCTCAGTACTGGCATCGCCTGTGGAGTGTCCGCTTAGCTGCGTTGGGCGCTGTCGGTACAGTCGCATCGGTTGTCTTTCCTGGGGTCCTTGGCTTCATCAATCCGTTAGATCGGCCGCGGACCTATGCGTGCATAGCATTCGCTTTCTTCGTCGCAATCTTTGTCTCTCGTCTGGTGGATCAGAAGGACGTACCCGATGCTTAACTGGCTCAAAGCCCTCCTCGCTGTCTTCGCCACCCGACGTGCCAAGCCCGCACAACCCGCTGCCGCGCCCGCTGCCACGCCGGTCAAACCTGCACCAGCCCCGCGCACAGCCGGCAAGATCGCCATCGCTGCTGGCTCGGCTATTGCGATTGCTGTCGCCTTCGTAGCGCCGTTCGAGGGCTACTCAGGAAAGGTCTATCGTGATGAAGTTGGAGTCAGGACAATCTGCTACGGACAGACGGCTGCTGACGGAGCTGATTTCTCAAAAGTGTACACAAAGGCAGAATGCGAAGAGATGCTCGGCCGCGACCTCAAGAAGTACCAGGCACAGCTGCGCCCCTGCGTGCCCAAGGAGCAGCCCCCGCATCGAGAGGCCGCTCTTATTAGTTTTGCTTACAACCTTGGTCCTCACGCTCTGTGCGGTCCTGTGGGACGTTATATCAACGCCGGGAATATCACTGCTGGCTGCAATGCAATGCTTGCCTATAATCACGCTGGCGGCCGTGTACTGCCTGGTCTTACACGACGTCGTCAGGCGGAACGCGCCCTTTGCTTGAGGAACGATTGATGTTCGGTTGGGCCTCGACATGGTTTCAGTATTCCGCCAGTGGCCTGATCGACGCGATCTGGGCTGAAGTCTGGCATTGGGGGCTGGGGATCGGCCTGATCATCCTGTTCACTGCCGCGGCATTCTTCTCGCCGATCGGCAAGCAGGCGTTCGCCGGCGCCGCCTTTGCAGTGTTCTGTTTGCTGGTGGCTTACGGTTATGGTCAGCACGACAGATCGTCGATCTGCGAGGCCCAAGTCAAGGCCCTGTATCTGAAGTTGCACCCGGGGATCAACAAGGATAACATCGCCAAGAACTGGCGGGTGTCGCCGAGCTGGGATCCGTCGAAGCCGATCACCTCGAAGAATCCGGTCTTAGTGCCAAAATCAAAGACCTGTGGTTTTGGCGGGTTCGGATGCTAATCGGAGTGTTGTTGATCCTGGCGGTCATGGCTGCAACGTTTCAACTGTGTGGCGGTATTCGGCTCTGGCCGGGCGCCCATTAAACGGAGGCTCTGATGAGCAAAATTGGCCCCTCGAAAGTTCCCGGCAAGAAAGCCGGCCCCAATGGCAGTTTCCCGATCGGGGATAAGAAGCATGCCCGCCTGGCGATCGGCGGCGCCACTCGCAGCATGCGTGCCGGCAATATCTCGGCATCGACGGCAGCGCATATCAAAGCCGAAGCCCGCGCCAAGCTCGGCAAGAGTAAATAAACTTGTGTGCGGTAAGATCCCCCATGTTCAAGCTCCTGCTTAACATCTTTGGAGGACTAAGACACATGGCTGCCGATCTCACCCGCCTGAACGCTGCGGTCGCTGCGAATACCGCTGCGGTCACCTCACTGATTGCCGAGGTGGAGAAGCTCAACACCCCGGACACGACCACGCAGCCGGCGATTGATGCAGCTGCGGCCGCGGTTGAGGCCAGCAATACGGCGATCGCTACTGAGTTGGCCAAGGTCAATCCGCCGACTCCGTAACCGGCCTAACAAATGGTTAAGCCAAATGCACTAGCTTCTGGGGTAGTCAGGGCGACAATGCCCGCTACCCCAGGAGTTTCTAATGCGCAAGTCCGTTCCCCGCGAGGACAATCCCGATCTGTCGGAAGTGCTCCCGCCAAGAGGCGAGCAGAGCTTATCAACCGACGCCCCGGCCGCCCCCGCAGCCGATGAAGCTACCGTTCACATCCCTGTCGAAGACCTGACGGTTCTCTCCGATGCGGTCCAGGAATCGATCCTGCTGCGTGCGCGTCTGGCTAATGAGGCCGCCGCCGCTCAGGATACCTGGAGCCGGTCGTCGGAGAAGCTCAAGGGTGAGACCGATCAAGACCACCAAGAGCGCATCAAGC